AGGTGAACCTGTGTAGGAATCATTTACACCTAAACCTTCCCTAAATCCTCCACCTCCAGCACCACCGATGGATCCTGGATTTGATCTATCTGTTCCACCTCCACCTGCAACTACCGCATAAGAAACTGTATTTGAACCTGCTGCATTACCTGCTTCTGAAACACAAAATGTACCAGGTGCAGTAAATGTATGAACTTTAAAATTAGTGCAAACTGTTGTTACCGTTCCTCCAGTCGCAGCTATAAATACAGCACCTATTTTTTGTGTTACATCATCATTAATAAGTGACCAACCTTTTGTTGAATCCATAAAAACAAACGTTACAGATTGTCCATCTGTTTCTAAATTTGTATTTGATGCTACTCCATCCATATTAGAACCATTTCTAGCCGCTATAACTTTGTTAGTTCCAAAAGTTCTTGCGTAATCTTTTATTGCAACCACATTTCCAGCACTTGGAGAGGCGGGTAGGGTTACAGTTATATCAGAACCACCACTTGTATTTACAAAATATCCTTCATTACTTACTGCTGTAAAATCTGTAGTTTTAATTGCAGTTTGCCAACTAATTCCACCAGTTGAACCAAAACCTGTTTGACTAGCCCCTGAAGCAATGCTAATCGTATCGCCAGAAGCACCTAGTGTTAAGGTAGTTCCGCATTGTGGTTCGATTGTATTTACTTGTATCTTTGACATTATACTACTACTAAAGTCCCTGTTATTGTTTGTGTTCCTGTTATCGT